TTATAGAGAAGTGCCGTTATCATCTTCGCCCTCCGCTATGCGCTGTTCGTGCATGAATTTGTCCGCTTCTATAGCGGCAGAAGTGAAGCTGTTGTTCTTCCAATAGCTCGCAGCGCCGACAATGAATGTGAATATCAGGCTTATTATTGTATAGAGTTCGCTGTATTCGACGCTGACCGGTGTTTTCCCGAACGCGGTCAGAGCCATATTGATTATTGACACAAGAGACAAAATACCCCTGACCCATGTGCCGACAGATATTTTTGTTATATTCTCAAAAAGCTTCCTCATGAAAATCCCCCTTATTTTCTGCGCGTGATATCATCTATGCGCCTGTGCGCGGATTTTATCGAATCCTCTGCCGCCGCCATGCGCTCGACGAGATTATTGTGCTTGTCGACCCGCTTTTCGAGCTGCGCGATGCGATAATTCGTCAGCCTGTTCGACGCGAGTATGCCGCCGAGCGAGCCGATGAGCGTACCCGCCGCCGAGAGCAGTGCCACAGTTATTTCTGCGTTCATCTCACACCTCCTCGAGACTGCCGACCGCGACCCAGCTCGAAATATCGCCGAGCAGGGCTTCGAGCGTGCCGCGGTTCTGCTGAACTTTCGTGACGGTATGTTTTTTCGGCGAGAGCTGAGAATCCGGCACGCGCTTTCCGCGCGCCGAGGTGCAGCCGCCGTAGACCGCACCGGGCTTTATAAAAACAACGCTCCCGACCGAGACGGACGGTCTCGCCGCGAGTCTCAAGTCAGAGAGCCTGACCCACGAGTTTATCTCTTTGAGCAGTGCGCGGCTCGGCTCGACTTTTGCGACGGTATGCGTTCTGAGCTTCACCCACGACGGGATTCGCTGACCCGTGGCATAGTTTTTGCCTATAATTTTCACGCGGTCTCCCGCTCTGATATCGGCATACTGCGCGACTTTCTGCGGCTCGTTTTTCACGCAAAGCCCGTAAAATTCGGCTATCGACGCGGCAATCGATTCACCGCATTTTTTCTGTCCCGCTTCCGTTTCGACATTTTTTCTGTCCGAAGAACTGTCTATGAACACGGTCTCGATGAGCAGACTGCGGCATCTGACCGAGCGGACGAAGCCGAAATAATCGCCGCCCGCGGAATTGAGCTTTGTTTTAGCTCCCCTGTCGCGCAGTGAAAATGTCTTCGCAATGCCCGCGCTTATCTTCGCGGCGAGCTTTTTGCCGCCCTCATCGGCGTGTTTATAATAGACCTCGCTCCCCGTTCCGCCGCCCGCGTTCAGATGAATCTCGGCAGCCAGATCGAAGTTTCCGCGGTTGACATAGGCTATCCTGTCCGTCAGATACATATCGGCATCGTAGTTTATGAGTATCGTATCACAGCCGTATTTTTTGAGCGCCTCGGCGATATAAAAACCGATTTTTCGCGCTATGCGAAACTCGTGGAAGCCTCCACCGACCGCGCCACTGTCATAGCCGCCGCCCGCCGATTTTCCGTGACCCACGGATATACAAATTCTCACTCCCGCACCTCCTCAAAGTAGATGCCCACAAGCTGCGACGGCAGATAGTGCATGACCGTGCCCTCGCCGCCGCTGTCGTCTCTTGTGCATCTGTAAATTTTGCCGCCGTCGAGATAGTACTTGTCTTTAAAATATCTCATGCCCTCGGTGGCGGTTATCGGATTCTCTATAGTGCCGTCTTCGCCTACCGTCACGCGTTCCCAGTGCGCTGGGGTTACGCTCGGACGCCATGTGGGATTGGCGGATATCGCGTTGTAGCAACGGTAGAGTTTCCCGCCGTCGCGCACCCTGTCGCCGACAGAATAATCTTTTTCGCCGCTCCATGGTTCAAATAAGCTGATACTTGTCAGAGCTTCGGCGTTTGTCAGCTTCGCGGCGGCTCTTGTTATCATCTCGCGAAAGCGTTTTGCCTGCGTCCGTGTCATATATCCGCACCCCCTGTGATAATATTCAGCGCCTCGTCCGCCGATATGTCCTCGGGCGGCTCGGCGGCCGTCCAGATTTGCTTTATCTGGGATTCCGTCTCTGTCCACGACTCGGTGTAATACCCGCCGTCGGACGAATATTCCGCCGTGATTATCGGCTTGTAGCCGTAGTGCAAAAGCAAATTGGGGTCAGTAGTAAAAACATCGCCCTCGCTTGTTTTTATCGGTCTCGGCGCACCGTGCAGAGCACCGCCGACCAGTTTTCCGTATATCATATTTTCACCCCCATGTGAAGCTGCCCGCGCCCTGATTATAGAGCGCCATTTTGCCTATAAGATCATAAAGGCACGGCACACCGTTTGCATCGAGACACGGGACAAGCCGCTGTGCATCGCCGTCGGTGTAGCTATATAACCGCATAACAGCCTTATTGTTCGTCCAGTTGTTGTTGCCGACGTCAAATATCAATCCGTTTGTCGGCGTCTCGAAGTCGGCGACATCGCTCCAAGATTTTTTTAAAATATCATTGACCCACACGCCGGCTTTGTTTATTTGGATTTTTGTTCGTTCCAATGATGAAGCCACCGAAAAACGGTGCTTTTGATACTCGGAAAAGTCGCCGGAGAAAACAATCGGATTTTTGTTTTGAAACAGCGTAAGATTATTTTTCAACGCACTCTCGCGCGAACCGAATATGCCTGCGTCCCTGTTTATTTCACCGACTATCCTGAAATCTATGGTGATATCAGAATCCTGCGTCAGCTTGCGCCCGGTGTCGATATACTGGCTGCCCGAGGACTGCAAAAAGCTCACGGGAGTGAAGTCATCCGGCAGGCCTTCGATATGCCGCGCGGCACGCGAAAAAAATTTTCTTCGTCCTATCAAGTGCCATCACCAACCTTCTGCGCCGCCAAGATTTTGTCTTTGAAGCTCAGCTCCCATGTTTCGCCGTTGTGAAAATCCGGCGCAGTGCCGATATATCCGGTGCCCGCGGGCAGAGTGACCGTTATATCGCCGCTCGCCGCGAAGCTCAGGCGCATCCAGCACTCGAACTTCGCGTCTTCGGGATACTGAACCGTCAGCGTCTGAAGCCCCGTCATGCGGTATTCCGCATTGTCGTTGAGCGTCGCTGACACCTGCGCGGTGCTGTAAGTGTACTGCGATGGCGGAGCCTGCGGAGTGAAGCCGAGGGAATTTATTATGACTGCCTTTAAATCGGTCGTCCCGCCGAACAAGGCTTTTAAATCCCGCATACTCTCCACCGCAGCGGCGAGTTCGGGCAGAATGCCGCACTCCTCTTCAAGCTCGCCGTCAATACCCATAACAGACGGCTCAAAGCCGAGGGTGAACACGGCGGACTTGGTTATTCTTGTCACCTCGAGGTCATTGCGCTTATGCGCCTCGACCTGAACGGTCAGCTCGCCCGTTGAAGTCAGCGCCTCGGGCAGAGGGCAATATATAACGCCGCCGGTTATATAGGCGGGAGTGCTGTTTGCGCCGCTGATAATATTCGACACGATGCGGCGGCTCAATCCGTAGACATCGAAGCTCAGAAGATAATACGAAGCGTCTGTTTTCAGCTCGTCGTTGAGCGTGATGCAAAGCCGCGCCGCGTTATGCTCCCCGCAAAAACAGAACGGCTCTTCAATCTGAGCCGTTCCGTCCGAAAGTATTGTTATTTTTATATCTCTCATCTGTTTTCCTCCCCGGAATAGTTGTCCTTGAGATAGTTCGCCGTTTCCAGAACGTCCCTACGCTCTTTATAGAGCACGTTGAGCAGAGTTTTAATTTTATATGCCTCGTCGCTCGTCTCGGGATTCGGCAGAGCCGAAAGACGTTTTCTGTGCCTTGCTATAATCCCGTCGAGCACCTGCGCCTGCTCAAAATACTCGTCGGCAAGCTGTGAAAGAGTTCTGTTGAAAGTCATTTGTCTTCTCCTTTCAAAAGATAGTCGGCCGTTGTGCCGAAAAATCCGGCAAGCTGCGCGAGCTGATGCAAAGTCGGCTCTTTTTCGCCGTTTTCTACCATTCTTAATGTTCTTATCTGCATTCCGAGCGCATCGCAGAGCAGCTGTTCGCCTATGTTCTCGCTGCACCGAAGCTTTTTTATACGCCCGCCCAGGGTGTTCGGCTCATATCGCTTTGCCGCGCTCACGGCGAGCGCGCGCCTGACGGCTATCGGCAGAAATTCGACGGATTCTATATCGTGCTGATATTTTACAGTGAAGCTCAGCGCGTCATATATCTTTCTCTGCGCCTTGTCGAGGCACCGCGACACGCTCGACGGGCACACGCCCAATTTCTGAGCTATCGTGGATATCGTCGAGCCGTCGAACCAATATGCCTCCGTGACCTGCCTCTCGCGCGGCGTAAGCCTTGTTTTTATCACCTCGTCGGCGAGCACGGACAGGTCAACATCCCTGCGCCGCCACGCATAGTCGTCCGGCGATTCGCAGCCCGGGCAGTGCGAGCCGCAGCAGACGCACATCGCCGCCCGCCGCTCTTCAGGAGTCGGAAACGAGAAATCCATCGCCGCCTCGACACTTCTTTTTGACATTTGCTCATCTCCTCGCTTTCTCGAACATTTGTTCGTATCTATGCTTATAATTATAGTAACACATCAGATATTTGTCAACGGGAAAATATTTAATTTGACCCCGAAAATTTGCACTAAATGATGCACAGTCACATTCAGAAAGCGGGAAGAAAAAGTTCTGTCCGATAAAAAGGTCAGCAAATTTATATTTTAAGCGCGATGTATATATAGGTCATACCCAGCGCATTGAGAAGATTTTTGCTCCCGTTGACATCGCTCGCCGTGCTGATGCTGAAGCCGTCGGAGGAGATGCTGAGTCCGGGCATACCGCCCGCCCGAGTTGCGGCGGCAACATAGCAGTTTGTCGACGAGCCCGAAAAATCAGCTATAGCGGCGGGCATACTCCTGCAAAAAACAAATACGGCGGTGGGCTTGAAGCCGACTTTTACAGAACGGCTTTTTGCACCCGTGCCCGTATATGAGCCGATTTTTACAGGCGCGTTCCACAGAGCCTTGTCCTCGGCGGTGACATGCTTGACGGTATCGCGGATATGCGAGCCGCAGAGCAGAGTCTTGTCGAGGAAGCAGTGGAAGTTGAGCCCGGTCGTGTCTGCGGGGCAGAAATCCGCTTGCATGAGTATATATGCGTCGAGGACAAAGGCGTCGGTGTCCCTGTCCGCCTTGATGTCCGAACAGCCGGATTCGACAACGTTCAAATCTGTGTCGAAGGTCAGGCAGTCGATTATAGTCGTCAGCACATCGTGGCAGGTCGCGCCGCCCTTGCTATACGGGACATGGATGGCGAGTTTGACTTTTATATTCGCAAGGCGGCAATATTCATTCTTGACCAACACGCCCTCATCGTTCGCGGTGAAGCTGTCGACTATATCCATCTCCCCTATTCCGACCGCGACGGTCACGCGCTTTAGCGGTATCTCTTTTTTGACGGCGGGATATTCAGTTATGAATCTTATCCCGCCGAGTCTCGTCTGCTCGGACAGCCAGTTAGCTATCTGCGAGGGAAGAACACTTATCGTACTCATAAAAACCTCCTTTATCGGGTCGCCGAGAAAAGCCCCGGCGACCCTTTGAGTTATTCCGTTATCTCGACGACCGTCCGCACGACCGCCCAGACATAGAGCACCTCTTCACCGAACTTTATCTTCTCCGCGCGGTCGATCTGGTATTTTATATCGCCGTCGATTATCAGCGCGTCCTCGTTGAGCGTCAGATCGTGCTCGGGCGGACCGATATAGAGATAATAGCCCTGCGAATTGTAGCCTATCTCGGTGTTTACGCCGTAGAGATACATCTTGTTTTTGTATCTCAGCGGCTGAATAAAGCCCTTGAACGGCGCGGTCTGAGTGGAGTCGGTGTTCTCGATAACGAGCGTTCTGCCCCACTTTTCAAATTCCGCCGAGAGGTTCATATCTCCACCCCGCAGCAGAAAAAGCCGTCGTCGCTCAGCAGCGGAGTCAGCTCCGCGAGCGCGCTGTCGCGCACGGATGCAGCGAATTTAAGCGAGCTGTCCGCACTCTTTTCGACGGAGATATCGCCCGCCTTGAAGCTCTGTATGCCGTCGGCGCTGCCCGCGCGGCGCACGCACAGGGCGTAATAGGCGAGTCCCGCCGCGGCCTGAGCGATGCGGACATCGTCCCTGTCCGCATCGGCTCTTAATCTCGATTGTACGCGTTCAAGCGAGCTCAGGGCTATCCCGAGGCAGAGCTTTTCCTCCTCCTCGCCGATGTCCGTAAGCTGTTTTAACAGGGAGAGTACGCTCCACTGAGTTATCATGCTCTCACCCCCGCCGTCAGACGGTAAGAGTGCGCGCGGCGGAGTCGAATATCCTTGCAAAGCCCGCCGTCGAGCTTATAACCGCGCGCTCGAGCTGGCGGTCGATGAGCTTGTCATACTCGGTGGAGACAGGGCCTGTCGTGACCATCTCGAGGGCGCAGCTGCGGTCGATACCGATTATCTTGCCTGCGGGCACACACGAGCCCTTTATAAGATCTGCGCCGAGGGGAGTTATAACTTCGCCCGTCGCGTGGAAATTGAGACCTGCCGCAGCGTCCCTGAACTCAGTAATGCCGAGCATCTGCGCGACCTGCGCGGGAGCGGCAATAATCGTGTTGAGCTCATAGGGATCGAAGAGATTCCAGAAGTTGACAAGGTCGGTGTAGGTAAGCTTGCCTGAGGATGCGACGGCGGTGTTGGAGGCGGCGTTATCATTGCCGTCGCCGTTTATGAGCACATCGACCGCGTCGCTGAGCTGAGTGCGCGCGATATATGCGCCTATCTGACGCAGAGTGACTGTGAACAGATCAAGGCGCTGGAAGCGGACGGCCTCATAGGAAGCGACAAGCGAACGGCCGCGCTTTTTCAGATGAACAAGGTTCGCCTTGCTCTTGACGCTGGTTTCAGGGATGAACGCGCCCTCGGCGACGACTTTGAGTTCCTTTTCATCGTCGCTCGGCTCGCAGGCTATCGAGCGGTAGTCGAGTGAGTCTATAACCGTGGTTGATGCAACGATGCGCGGCAGGACATTTGCCTCCTGCATACCCTGCCTGACGGCGCGGGAGACATACTCGGGAAAGAGCACGGCGGAATCGGAGGTCTTGAAGAACTTGTCGACAACGTCGCTGCCCGCTCCGCTGACCTTTATATCAAAGCGCTTGAGCTGGCGCTGATATGCGTCAAGGCCCTCAAAAGCGGTGCCGCTGTAGTTCTCCGAGGGGTCGATTTTTTCGAGTGCGCCGGTGAAGTCACCGGAAGCATAGAGACCTTTTTCAAGTCTGATGTTATCAAAAGCAGTCATATTATTCTCCTTTCAGAATCAGAGCATGAAGCTCACTGTTTTGGCGGCGGTGTTGACGTTGAGCACGAGATAGTTGTTGCCCTTTGTGCTCGCCTTGACTCGCACCGCTTTTCACTTCCTCATTTCAAATTTTCGTATTTTATCGAACTCATCGACGAAAGCTCGTCGAGATATCCGACAGTGTTCTCCGTCAGCACCCGCGTTGTGCTGATTGGGATAATCGCCATCACAAAGAATCCGGCTTTCGCCGCAAAGAACGCGCCGGCCGCGGTCTGACGGTAGTACAGCTCGAACTCGTCCACATCAAGCGGCTCGAGATATTTTGACTCGACAAACTCTATTCCGGCCGAAGTCTTATATGGTATATAGTCGTAAGAGCCTATCCGCAGAGATATCGGCAGAGGATCGCAGCGCTCTTCTCCGTCAAATTCGTCTTTGACCATCTTCAAAAACGCTTCCGGCGGCTCGGCGGTGTACCGCTGCACGATTTTGTCCGCCTGCGTCGGTGTGATATCGAAAGATGTCATAAGCGAGTCGATTGAAAACACCGGGCAGTCGTTAAGATAGTAGGCGGCGAGGCCGTCGCCGAGCATCTGCGTTGTCATATCGTACAGCGATATGTGCTTATTCGCCTTGCACAGGCTTATGATTTTTTTGATTTTCATATTAAACTCCTGTTTCTGTTTTAATCCAAAGGTCGCCCAAACTGTTCCAAAGTTTAATTACCTCTTCCCTGTCGTCACACACAGTCCCGAAGCTCTTGCAATAACCACAGTTATTTTTTTCTTTCGGGACAATGTAGTAACCGTTGACACATGCATCATACAAAAGTGCGACTTCTCCGCCGCACTGCGGGCACAATTTGAGTTTGCTGTTTGTAGTGCTTTCTCTTAATTTTTTGACAAGCTCGTTTTTGCTTTCAAGAAGTTCTTGACACTTTTCGATAAGCTCTTTATTAGTCTTGCGTTCAAAGCACATTTGGTTCGTTAATTCTTTAATTTTTTCAAGCTGCTCGTTTTTCCTATTGATGGAGCGTTCGCGACGATTCTTTTTAACCCATATCATCAGGTCGCGTGCCAGATTAATAACCATTACTGCTAAATTCGCCAAAAGAGCAGTAAGAATAAGCATTTCAACTTTCGTCATTTTGTTCCTCCTTGGGGCACATAACACCAACTTTGCGGCGGTCGTTTGAGCCCGAACTCGCCAAGCCTTTTTGGATCGTCGTAAATAACAAGGTCAGATATACTCCAGCCGAATCCCACCTTGCCGTTTCCAAGATAACTTATAACTTGTTTATCCGTAAGGCAAAATAGGGGGACTTCTATTTCCGGTATTTCTTGTGCACCGAGATATTCAAAAGCAATTGGAAAAATAGCGTTACACACAAATTCTCCAATAACTCTACCGCAAAAGAGATGTTGTCCCTTCTTCTTTGCATCACATCCACCTTTGGTGCAGTAAATATAACACTTAAACGGTGTCTTGATTTTTGGTTCGTTCTTTCGAAGTTCGACTTTTTTCTTTCCGCTTGCTATCAGTTCGCAATATCGCGGTCTGACACTCAGCAAAATTGACTTTGTCATAACTCCCCTCCGCCGTTGCAGGAGTACTCTTTAAGCGCAGCCGCAGCCTGCGACATAAGGTATTCAATGCACTCAAAATCTCCGCTCGGGTCAAAGCAGGGACATTCCGGACAAGATCCGGGTGCGCCCGCTCCGCAGAGTTCGGTCGCCCGGATCAGCTGTTCAAGCGTCAGATTCTTCATAATGTTCAACCTCCTTTGCCAGTCCGCATTTAAGCGGGCTGTTATAACAAGGATTTTTACAAGTGCCGATTTTCTGACACTGGAAACAGCAGTAATTCCCACGACGGTGGTCGCAGTTGAAATGCGTACACATCATGATTCTGGCTTTCTTTTTATTCATCGTCTATGACCTCCATAGGTTCGTCCCAACAGCATTTACACTTTTCTTGATTTGAATCAATCGGCGAGGGCTGACGACAGCTTCCGCCGTAGCAATTTGCGCGGCACATCCTCGGCACACCGTATGCGTCCGGCTTGGCTTCCGGAAACTTTTTAAAAAAGTCCTGCGCGTAGGTTTTTCCCGGGTGTTCGTCGATCCATTTCTGCATGGCTTCAATCGCTTCTTTGACTTTCGCGACGGAATAGTTGTTGGGACTACGATTGCAAAAAGCGTACAGCGGGCAGTTATCGTTTTTATTACGCTGTTGACAATAGCCTTGAGAGCTGCAAAGTCTTTTTTGCGCCATAAGGAAATTTATTGTTTTACTGCAATCCATACTCATTCTCCTTTCAGCAGTTCATGCTCGCCGCTCTGAAGCTGAAGCTCCGTCTCAGACATCTCATAGCCCAACTCGCAAAGGAACTCATAAATTCTGTCAAGGCTTTGGTTTTCCTTGTGCTGCGGTGCCCGTTTGTCATTGTTTGACGCATACCACCCGTTGTTGTAGTAGCCGTTGCGATTATCGTCTCCTGCCAGCGCATACGCGACAACTATCGGCGCACGCTTGTCCTCGGCGATAAACTGCCGCCATTTCGGCGCATTTATAGAATACTTTTCTTCGCTTCCAATCTCGGAATTGATATATGCTCTGTCATATGTACAATAGTCCGTTATCTCGCAACCCGCAAACATCACAAGCCACTTGATGATTGTTTCTTTATATTTTTCAACCGCGGTAAAACTTCTGATAAAGTTTACGCGGCACTCATACGCCGTTTCCGTCAAACGCTTGAGCTCACGGTTGGCACTGTCTATGCGCTGTTCGCATTCTGATTTTTTCTCTTTCTTCTTTGGTACTTTGGCCTTTTTGCGCATAAGGTACGCCGTGCCATATGATATTTCCCAAAAAAGCTCTTCTTTGTTTTTGGGCTTTTTAAAGGTTCCCTCTTTCCAGTCTGTAATCGCACACTGTTTGACCCGCTCGTAGGCGGTGCTGTAGATTTGGCCTTTTACGGCTTTCGCGCCGATTGACTTTAGCTCGGCTTTGACAAGCGGCGTTTTCTCGGCTTCAATTTGTCGCCTCTTCGCGCGAGAAAGGCTAAACTCAAACTCGCGTGTTCCGACAACTTTCAGCAGCTCGCGGCGCTCTTTTTCGTCTTTTATGTCCGCTATCTGCACATAGTTCTCGAGCGTTCCGCCGCGCTCCACCGCCTGCTGCATCTGCTCTGTAGGCAAAGTAGCTATCTTCAGGCGCTTGCGCACAGTCGTTTCGGCGAAGCCGGTCTTTTCGACGATTTCGGCAACCGGCACGCCGAGGTCAAACATCATCTGCATACCCTGTGCCTGCTCGTAGACCGTCAAATCAGAGCGCTGCATATTTTCAAGCAGCATCGTAGACAGCTGCGTCTTATAGTCCATATCGACCACGGCGCAGGGCACTTCTGCCAGTCCCGCCTGCTTCGCGGCCGCGAGTCGTCTGTGCCCGATGATAACGGTATACAAGCCGTTTTCGGCCGGAACGACCGTCAGGTTCTGCAGGATACCGCGCGCTTTGATGGATTCCGCCAGCTCGGTGACATCGCCGATACTCTTTCTCGGGTTGTCCGGGTGCTGCAAAAGCTTTGTTACTTCGACGTTTGTAATCATGATTTTTCTGTCTCCTTTAAATTAAGATATTCCGATATTTCTTCCTTTGCCTGCTCCCACCCGGAGCACCACACAGCGCGGAAACCCTGTCGTTCAAGCGCTTCAAGCCACCATTGCTGGTCGACCGTCGGCTTGTTTCGGCCGGCTTTCATCTCGATATATAAGCCGTGGTATCTCCCCCGGGCGACCGGCAGGCAGAGGTCGGGCACGCCCCTCTTCATTCCCTGTCTCCGGAGCGCGGCACCGTATGAGACACTACGCTTGCCCTCATTCGGTATGTGGTATAAAAGCTTCAGTTCCGTGTGTGCGGCGGACTGATATTCCGCCCACACAAAAAGCGCCTCCTGCTCCTCCGCTTCGCGGTTCTCGCGGCGGGTTGCACTTGCCTGGTCTTTCTCGGCGCTTTCGCCGTCCGTCGAGTAGACAGTCAGGCTGTCCAGTTCGCACCCGCAAACGCGGCAGAGTCTTGTTTTGTTGCCGTCGGCAAAGTTATATTCGCGCCCGCATTTCGGGCAGCTGTAAGATCGTATTTTCATATCGCGCCCCCGTTGACATTTTCCGGCGGCGGTGTTATACTATTGACGGTGTTTGGTGTTGTTTCAACATCCTTTGGGCGTCCTGTTACCGCAGGGCGTCCTTTTTCATATCTGTCAAGCCTCGGCAACACATTTTTCGCATATTCGTCAAGATAAGCCACGACAGCCTCACGTCCGTCGGCTTTCCAGATGTGCTTACGGCTTTTTCCTTTTTCTTCAATGATTATCAAAAATTCACTCGGGCGGCTGTTTTCGTCCATGCCACGGCGGCTTCTGTCAAAATATATCGACACCGGCACGTATATAGGCAAGCGCAGCGCAGAGCCCTCTTCGCGCTCGATTTCTTCGACCCGCTCCGCCATTTGAGGTATGTATTTTTTAATCATCTGGTTGTCAAAGTCAAAACGCTCGTTGTCGGACAGCGCGTGACGCTCGCCAAGCTGATTTTTGTAGTGCGTATACTCGATAGCCATGTTTTGATTTTTAAGGTTTGTTACATAGCCGTAAGTCTTGCCGTCGTTATAATCCCGGCGGCTGACGAATCGGCCGCTATAGTCGGCAAGCACTGCATCAAGCACATCGGCGTGCATTAAGATATGATTCTCTTTCATCATATTTTTGCTCCTTTCTTTTTGAGATAATATGCGCAGCAATCGTTTGTCGCGGGGATCTCGCGGAATCGGTCGGTGATGTAGGTATAGGCACAGCACTTTCCGTCCCAGCCGTCGCCCGCACAGTCAATTTTCCGCAGGCAATGGCAGCTTTTACAGACCTTTTTCCTGCGCCATTTTTGCCCGCTCCCCGGCGCGTCAGCTGTCTTTTCGAGTGCCTGCATCGCGCCCGCTCCTCTTTGCTCTGATTTTGGCTCTGACTCTGTCTTCAAAGGCGATTAGCTTGTCCTCACGGATAAAGCCGTAGATGATAAGTATGACGACGGCGATTTCAAAAACCGTCTGAATTGCAAACTTTAATGCCATGGTTATACCTCCGGATTTAAACTTTTAAGAAATTTTATTATGTCTTTTGAAAGAACCACATTGCTTGTCGCTGCTGCATATGTGTGCAACGCATCTCGTGCCGCAAAATCTTTGTCGGGACGCAGCACAAAGCATCCGTCAATTGACGCACCGCTTTCGTTGTCATATACGCGATACTTGTGATAAAGCCCCGGTTCTGCTTCCTTTGGTAAATCCGGTAAAGGCATCCAGAATGTCACCTGCGGCTGTTCCCAATCCGGAAATTCGTCCAAATACCAACCTTCATCGATAAAAAATGTTGCGATTTCGTAGGAATTAACTAAACTCACATGCTCTCGTGGTCTGCCGTTTGCAATTACTAATACCACCTGGCAATCTTCCGGGAGCCTGTCATCGACGCTTATCCACGGCGACGCGGCCGGCTCTTCAAGCCGTTTCCTCGCGGCGCGGATAATTGCGCAGCTGTGGCAGGCGAGAGATTCAGCCTGCTTTGATATCTTGTGGATTGCCGCAATAAAGTCTTTATTATCAATCATTTTCCTGCCTCCTCAAAGAATCTATGCCCGCCGATGGTGCAGACATAGGTCTGCGACTCGTGCCATATGCTTTGGCACAGCTCCGGCGCGTAGAAATACAGTATCTCGGCATCCGTCGCCACATTGCCGTCGTCAAAGACATCGGAGACCGCGCTCTTGACTTTGTAGCTCGGCTCGGGGCGCTTGTCGGTGTAGCCGTATCGTTTGACGATCTCGGCGGGGCGCGCGTTTTCCTGCTCGCAGGCGTTTAGGATGCACTGCGCAACAGCCATCTGACCTATGTACGGCTCGGCTCCCGCCTCTGCCATGACTACCCGCTCAACCTCATCGCGCTCGGCGGCGGTCAGGGCGTATCTGACGCTTGCAGTTGACTGCAAAACCGTTTCCGCCTTTGCCTCCACCGCCGTCTCCGGCTCGGTCGGCTCGACATAATAGACCTCCGGCATCGCGCTTGTTATCTCCGGCAGAGCCGCGAGTATCATAATCGCCACCAGCGCGACGACCGCGCCGATGATAAGCAAGTCTTTAGTCATCATTGCCAGCCCCCTTGTGCATCGGCTTGACAATAGTCAGCCTTGTGGTGTGCCGGTTTGCCAAAGTAGCAAGGTTGTCCGCCGCGCCAAGCACTTCTTCAGCGGTAAGCCCGGCTTTTTCGGCGGAATCCTCAACAGCTGATATTGCCAGTTTGCAGGCTGCCACAATTACACACATGTCCGTTGTTCCGATTCCGCCGAAAGCATTTAAAATCTCCTGCGCGAGCATTACGCTCAACAATTCGGACATCGTTGCCGCTTTGTCGATATCGCCACTTTTTAAATAGTGGATCTGGGCATTGTGAGCTTCTTTTAAGCTTTTAATCATTTTCTTTTCTTCCTTTCTTTTTCTTCTTTAAGCCGTCTTTCTTTTCTTGAGCCACAGCTCATATTCTTCTCTGACGCCCGGGATTTCAAAATACCGTTCTACCGCACGAAGCGTCGACCGGGCTAAATGCGTCATCTCGCTGTCAGGCACCGCCGACAGGTCGAGTTCTGCCGTTTGAGACATCGCAGAAACTCCTTTCTCGTTGTTTTATTTCTTTTTATGTGATATACTTTCTCTTGAAAGGGGGTGATTGACTTGTCATATAAGCGGTATTATCTTCCCGGTGTCGATGAGATTCATCAGCTGGTCGAGACACCTGCCTCAAAAGAGAAAACAGATCGGATTCGCTTCGTCGTTACTGTAGTCGTTTCCGTTGTAGCAACAATAGCCTCTATTGTTGCTGCCGTTTTCGGGGCTCTTGCTTACTTTGGTTAAGACAGTTACAATGCCACAACCCACGCCGGTCTCTGCCGCAGTTGCTATTTCCGCGGCAGTACGCCGGCTGTGTAAGCGTAACGGTTTCGATTCGATGAGTTTTTGCGTATATGATTGCCGTCATATGCGCAAAAGCTTTTTTTACTCGTTTTTCAAACTTTGTCATAGTCCCACCTCTCTTTCATTTACAAAGCCCGCATTTGTACCTAATTCGGTACATTTTAAGTTAAAAAAAGATTTTTCTGCGGCTGATTTAAAAGGCGCGAAAGCATCTCACCTTGCGCGTTTGAAAAATCGCTATATCCGTTTATTTTGTCCTTATAGGTTCGCACAGTCACGCCTAAATACTTTGCCACATCCTCATCGGATAGACGTGCTAACCTTTGGTATGCAGGGATGGCATAGTATTCCGGATGCTTTTTCGGTCTGTTCCTTTTCATTTCTCCACCTCCTTTTGTACCGCTTTCGGTACATTTAGAATAGCACTGTTTTGTACCGTTGTCAACACTTTTTGGAAGTTTTTTTCATTAAAATGTTGCTTTTGCGGTAAATGCATGATATCATATTTTTGAGGTGGTATAAATGACTCACATTTTTGGAAAGAAACTTAAAGAATTAAGAAAAGCAAAGGGACTTACACAGCAAGAGCTTGTCGATACAGTTAACTCAAAATATGGGACCGCCATTAACAGAACAACAATAAGCAAATGGGAAAATGGAACACAAGAAGCCGGTATGAGTTTTGTCCTAATTTTTGCTGATTTCTTTGGAGTTTCTTTGGATTATATAAATGGTGATGAAAAAAAAAGCACCCCCGCTTCTGCAGGGGCAAAAACACGGGGTCTTATCGAAATGTATGAAAAGTTGAGCCCTCGCAACCAAGCTTTGCTTGAAACTCTTCTTGAATCAATGCTTGCGCAGCAAGAAAAAGATAAGTAAGATTTTCGTCTGAGAGTTTACTTAATTTTTCTGCGAAGTCTTCTTTGTTCATCTCGCGGGGCTCCTTTCTCGAACTTTTGTTCGATTTATATTGTAGACTCATTTTTTGAGGTTGTCAATAGAAACTTTAAAGAAAAATATCGGTTCCTATCAGCACCGATGTGTAAAATAAATAAAAAAGCCCGCTCCCGTGAGAACAGGAACGAGCGAGAAAGTGACAATGAAAAGTAAGAAAGCGGAGAGAGTATGACAAATGCAGTAATATATGCCCGGTATAGCCCGGGGCCAAATCAAACGGATCAATCAATCGAAGGACAAATCCACGAGTGCACCAGATTCTGTGAGGATAATGACCTGCGCATCGTTGGAACATATATAGACCGCAAGCAGACCGGTCGAAATGATAACCGCGCTGATTTTCAAAAGATGCTCCGAGACAGCTCGCGGCATGGCTTTTCAACCGTCGTCGTTTGGAAAATAGACCGCTTCGGGCGGAACCGCGAAGAAATCGCAAAAAACAAGGCGGTATTGCGGATGAATGGCGTCCGGGTGCTTTCGGCAAAGGAACACATTCCCGACGGTCCAGAGGGAATCATCCTCGAAAGCGTGCTCGAAGGTCTCGCCGAATATTATTCCGCGAACCTCTCGCAAAACATAAAACGCGGAATGCGGGAAAGCGCGCTCAAATGCCAGTTCAACGGCTCCGGTCTCTCGACCGGATATACCGTCGATGCGGATCACAAATATCGCATCGACCCCGATGGTGCGGCCGTCGTGCGAACGATTTTTGAAATGTACGACGGCGGCAAGAAGATAGCGGACATTCTGCGATATCTGCAGCAGAGCAACATCAAGACCATGCGCGGCAAAGAATACACGCACTACGGCATTTCGCGCATTCTCCGGAATCGCGTGTACATCGGCGAATATCACTGGCACGATATTGTCGTGCCGGGGGGCGTTCCGCAGATTATCGACAATGATTTGTTTGACCGCGTGCAAAAGCGGCTCGAAGTAAACAAGCACGGTCCTGCCGCTCGGCGCGGCGACGTTGACTTTCTGCTGACATCAAAGCTTATATGCGGCAATTGTAAATCCACGATGATTGGAGACTGCGGCACCGGAAAGAACGGCGCAAGGTGGTATTATTACACCTGCCGCGCCAAAAAGACTAAATCAAGCAAATGTCGCAAGAAATCCGTCCCGAAAGAAGCCCTTGAGCGCGAAGTCACCGCCCTGACTGCCGCTTATGTCCTGCGTGATGATGTTATAGACTACATAGCCAACAAAGTGGTCGAAATTCAAAAATCAGAGCACGACGACAAATCGATGCTTCGCTATTTCGAATCGCAGCTCAAAGACACCAACAAAGCAATCGCAAATATCATGCGCGCCATAGAAGCCGGCATAATCACCGAAACCACCCGCTCCCGGCTTGAAGAGCTTGAGGACACAAAGCGCGACCTTGAGACGGAAATCATCAAAGAAAAGGTCGCCCGCCCCACAATCGAACGCGAGCAAGTAATCTTTTTCCTCGAAAAGTTTCGCGGCGGCAATGTTGACGACAAGGAATACCAGCGTAAAATCATCGACACCTTTGTTCACAAGGTCATTTTATATGACGACAAGATCACTATAACCTACAATTACAGCACCGACAGCACGAAAAACGCAGAGAACACGGTCGAATCCATCGAAAGCGCCGCATCTGCAGCAGAGTGCAAGTGTTCGAATAAGCCCTCTTCGTCTCCACCAGTAACACGAATACTGCTTTTGCAGTGTTCGTGTTATTTTTTTAGAAGAGGATCGAACAGGACGGTTCTGCGAAGCAGAATTTCGAGCGTCCGGTGGACGGTCGGAAAGTCCGCGTGCGTGTCGGCGCACGGCAGTGCGCCGAGCGATCCTCTTCGTCTCCACCAGTAA